CTTCTTTTTGCAGGTGCGTCTGGTTCCATAGTAGATACTGGAGCTGTTACTGTAGCTATTTTTTCTTCCATAGCTTTTTCTTTTACTTCAGCAGTTTTTTGTGCTTCAGATTTTTTTTCTTCTTCTGCCTCAGCTTTTTGTTCTTCCTGCTCTACGTCAACTTCTTCCTTCTCAGGTTCTTTTTTCTTGCCACCAAAACACATGATATACCTCTTTGTTGTTTATGCCCGATAAGCACATAATAAATAATAATTCAACGCACAATTACATACGCGACCACAATCCCTGCCTACGTCTTGGAGATTTTTGTTTAGCAAAAACATCAAAGTTAGTTTTAGCTATAGTAGGTTTAGCAGCAAATTGATTGTTCATTAACGCTCTGCCCTCTCCTGCACCAAGAAGCATATATTGTAAAGCATCGTGTATGTGCGAATACATATTCTTATCTGGTTTATCAGCGTATCTTTCTCCAGATACTTCCATTCTTCTGTACTGATACCCACCTTCAAACCCTTTAATTAACTGCACACAACGTCTATCTACCAAAAACGCAGGTTTACCCTCAGACATTTTGTTAAGTTGCGAATTGACCGACTCAAGTCTAAGGTCAACGGAATTAGACGGAGCGGGATATGCTCTAAGACCAGCACCTCTAAGGACATGGAAAGGGGTAGACTCGTCAGTTTGCGCGCGGAAATCACCAGCAGGATCGCCAAATATATGAACCTCAGAAGTCTCAGAAAACCGAGTGGCAATCTCTTCACGAAGAACTTCAGCAAACCTAACAATCCCCATATCAAATGCAACAATTTCTGCTTGTACAAACCATCTCCCCCTTACTTTCTGACCTATAACTGCGGCTGGTGTTAATCCAAAGTCAAGCCCAACATACAAAGGATTACCTGCTGCTACTGGTATTTCTTCTTTGGCAATGTGTGTTTCTGTTACAAACATAGGATATATAGGCTTTCCGTCTTTAATTGTGCCTAGTCTATTCATAACATAGACATCAATCCAACTCTTTGTTTTACCCTGTATTAGATTAGGGTAGTAAGAGTCCATCATATTGTTACGATTTTCCGCAGTTTTATTTGGTTCGTAACGTTCTATCTCGCCCTCTTTACTTTTAACTTCTGTCATAGCAGAGGGTTGTGTAAAGAATTTCCAGTTACTAGGAGTGACAAGCATCTTAGCTTGCTCTCTTGGTATATGATCTGGCACAGGAACTTCGCCTGACATAATAGGCCACCAATGATCTTCTTCTGGTGCGTTGGTATCTGCTATAAATCCAGTCCAACTTGGCCCACCCTCACGCATAGAAGGAAACCGCCCTACGCGCATTGAACAAGCGTCCATGATGCTCTTAGGAATTTCTCTAGCTTCATTTACCCAGATGCCAGTAAGCTCGAGAGACAGTAACTTCTTAACATCTTCGGGGCGGTCAAGGGCTAAGAATAGAACTTCTAAGTCTATATCGCCCTTTTTAATGTGGTGTGTATACGGAACTGACCAAGTAAACTTTCCCCACTCGTTTTCGGGAAACCAATCCAGCCAAGTCTTAATTGTTGTAGTTTTTAACTGTGGGTTGGTATTACGAATAATAGCCCATCGGCTTCGCCTAATACCTTGTTCATTCTTTTTTTGCATTAACGCTCTGCGAAACACTTCAACACAACACCCAACGGATTTACCAGAGCCTACTGGCCCACGAATACCACGAAAGAACGTATCGTCCTTCATAAATTCTTTTAAGGTATCTCCGTCAGGTTTGTATTTAAAATCAATCATCTTTGCTTAATAAACTTTTTTTAGTTGCGCCGCCTTTTTTACTTCTTTTTTTAGCAGCATCAACTCCTGTACTTATATCTTTATATCTAGGAAATTTTTTTCCTGTTCTTTTTTCAAACTTTACAGCTTCATCCCAAGCTTTGTCTCCTTTTAAAAATACAGGTTTTTTAGTTTTGCTATTAAACCATATAGAGGGAATGTTCCAAGCCCCACCTTCTGGTGATTTTTCAGTCATTAAATATTCAGTAGCTTTCATGCCCATAACTGTTTTTATTGGCTTGTGTATGCTAGGATTAAAAGGAATTAAATCACTCATTTTTACCTCACTTGTTAATTATTCCAGAGTCAACGCCAACGCGTATCATCTTCTCGACAGTGGCAGGGGCTAGAGAGTCAATAAGTTTATCTGCTTCATAGTTAGTGCAGAAATCTTTTGGGTAGTGTTTAAAGTTTACAGTCTTAACAACTGTTCTTAAAACCTCCAACTCCTGCGCTGATAGTGTAGTTATAAAGCTCATGCTTTTTTCTTTTTAGGAAACCCAGCTTTCATATTTTTATAAGCTGCATCTGTAATGGTACTATCTTTTTTCTTTCTGCTAATACCCTTTTTTTTCCTAGCATTTATGTTTGCGTATAAACCTTTTCTTGGAGCCATTATTTTTTCTTCTTTGCTGGTTTTTTCTTTGGTGTCATTGCTGCTTTCTTAGCTGCTGCCATACCTTTAGGTGTGTATGCAAACTTCTTTCCTTTAACATTAGGCATTTTTCTTATTCCTTTTACTAATTGCTTTACCTTTTCTTACTGCGTCTGCTTTAGAGGATGCACCCCAAGCATTTAAACTAAGAAGAAGACGTGTTTTCTTACCCTTAGAATCTCTTTCTGGCCCTGCCATTTTACCCATTCGTTGCAAAAATGAAGCGCGTCTAGGATTGTCACCTGTTCTAACTGGAGCTTTGAGTGTACCTTTTTTATAACTAGCTCTACCCTTGGCATTAAGACCGCCTTTAGGGTTTTTACCTTCTTTTCTAGTCCAAGCTTCTGTACTCATTTTGTAAATCCTGCTCCAAAATATAACCCGACAATAGCACTAACCATGTGTGTGTCTAGGGGTGTAATAACAAACCCTGCGGCTTCTTTCCAAACTACTGCTTCATGACCACCAAGAAGCCAAGAAAGAATACCACCATCTACCTCTGTGTAACCAACAACAACACCTACTTCTGGATAAAATATTGCAGCTACCTTTGGTAATACAATGATAGCACCCACAGCACCAAGGGCAATGAGTCGACGAGTCCAAGCAAAATGCTTATCTTTACTACCATATTCTCTAGCTGTATTAACTGCACCAGCGCGGAACTCTGCTCTCTGCAACAGCATCTTATTGTTTTCTATCCTTGCCTTTAAAGCCTGACCCCAGATAGACATAACACCGCCTAAAAGCGTAGAGCCTAGCATAGTAATTAATTCTAAAGGAAATCCCATTACATTTCTCCTTCTTTTTGAAGAGCATCTGCAAGAGCTTCCATTCTTCGGGCAACACCTCTTGTGGTTGAGTTAGGAGCAATAGCAGCTCTGTACTCGTCGTTGTCTAAAAATTCTATAGAAGCTAAGAACCAATCCTTTTTATTTATTAACTTAGTAGTCTCAGGATTTTTCCAACCACGATATACAGATTGTAAAATTTCTATTCTAAGGTTCTCAGAGTAACTATCATACTCAGGAAATATTTCTCTACTTCTTTCAATATACTCTGGAATAAGCTGATTCTTTAAGGTCATCTCAGCATCTAACTCTGTGCTATACTCATTTGGCATTGCACTGTTATCACCATAGTCCTTTGTGTATGTACCATTTTCTTCTGGATAAGAAACAGTTACCCTGCCGCTAGGTCTTAGACTATAATCCTCACGCTGGTGAATAGCCTTAAACGAATAGTTTAAACCCTCTAACTGCATAATACGTTCAGCTGCACGGTCTTCCCAAGTAACTGCTGGCTGTTGTTCATATGGTAAATATTCCATTACAAACTCCTGCTTGTGGTTTCCTTGTAGCAGACATCGAGCCTTTTTCAAGAAAAATGTTTGTTGTAGACCACAGTGAAACACAGTGAACGAGTTTTTGACCCCCCTCCACTATACTAACCTAAATCTATCTGGACGCGTATATCGCCTGCTACTTGCACTTGCGCTCTATCAATAGGCTTATAACCTGCCCTATCTAATATATCTTTACTAGCTTCTAGCTGTACATACTCACTCTTAGCACCTGTTGCTAGCTTTGCCACCTGCTGTACCGCTTTCGTAGCATTCAAACCAATCGTCTCCTGTATCCTCGTCATCATATACTGCTGTACGTGTGCAAGCTTTAACGCCTTGCTAGCAGTCACTCTGCCACTATCTCCCTTTGCATATCCAGCTACCTTTGCTCCGTGTGTAATGCTACATCCTGTTGCTACAATAGTATCAACCAATGCTCTCTGCTTATCTGTTAACTTCATGTAATCTCCTATTGATTGCCCCCCTGTAATCCCCCCATAATTAGCCAGTCAATAACCTACTTGTCAACGCACAATGTCAGCCAGTCTAATCAAGCTATGCGGATTCCCATCCTCCACTGCCTTGCAATAAGTCACGCGACCTCCTTCACAGGGCTGATGTGCAAGCACACCATCTACCTGCTCACAGGTCTTCATGACTCATCACAACCCAGCGTTCCTGCTCGCTCCGACTCACGGAGTGCCGTCTCCGACACACTCCATCGCTCCGACTTCCGCAGGACAGATACACAGTATGTAACTTGGGAATATATAACTAACAATCTTATTACTAAAGTAATTCTATCCATAAATGGATACCCAAAAGGTAATCAAGCTGTGCGGATCTTGTCTCTCCGCTGCTTTGTAGTATCGGCCACCTCAAGCATCCATCTTATGCGTAACGTCAGACGAGCTGACGTAACACAGTCGATGTCCCAGCAAGCTGGCACTTCGTGTGCCTGACAGCGAGATTACCTCTTGGGTGTTCGATGGGTATAATTAGCAATAAGACTGCTAGATTATGTATAGTAAATTTTAACAAAGGAAGAAAATTATGCCTAATAAAAAAGAAACTAATAGCTATGTAGACGATTTAGTAAAAGCAAAATCATCTCTCATGGAGATGATAGAAGACCCATACAGTAGACAGAACTACGCATGGTCTCAATGCAACTCAACTCATTACCTTCAAAAGAAGGCTCGAGTTAATCTAGCTGACAAGTCAGCAGAGATGAACTCAGCCATTGAAGAGCAAGAAGCTGACAATGCAGGTGACACCAAAGGTGTAGACGACATACGCATTGATCGTAAAGAGCAAGCCTACATGTACGCGCTAGCTAACGCTCAAGAGATGTTGTACCAACACAATTCAGATTTGAAAGTCTTCAAATCTATAGCAGGTACAGAATGGGTTGCACCAAAATCCAACCCACAAGATAAAAAGACTGCTACATCTAGGCACTTCGGTGGCAAGACAAACGTTGCAGACCTTAAAAGCATGGCAGATGCACTCATCAAAGGTGTCATCGCACAATAATAACCAACAGGATATCCAGCAACCGCTGGGTATCCTTAAATCATTAGCCAATGGAGGACAATCATGGCATTAGACACATCGC